ACACTTCATCGTGCATGCGAGCTTCGCGCCTGATCCCACCTGTCTCAGTAAGATAGGTGAAAACACCAATATTGCTGACAGCGGCACGACCTTTGAGAAAACCTTCACCGGTCTTTTCTAGCTTTTGAGTTGGTTCCCATAGCATTGACATATTATCAATGCGAAATACGGAATCATATTTTTCTTTCTTCTTAGCTTTCGACCCGCACCCATCGCATAGAAGTTCTCCCTCCTCACCAGAGACCAAACTTCCCTTTTTGCATTCGGGGCAAATGTCGCCAACTTTAAAGTCCATAAAACCTCAAAAAATCCATAATAGAACGGTGCATATTTATATTATGGATTTTTTTGAGGCATATATTTACCATGCCTGAAAATATTTTTCACACTTTTGTATCAAAAAGTGTTTCTTTTGTAGAAAAACTATTACTTTCCGCCCTCTTCGTCAAATTCCTCTTCCATAGAGAATGCGCCCTTATTGAATTCATCCACAAATTCATCGGCAATGTGAACAAGTTCAAACAGTGAGCCATCAAACCCAACCACCTTGGTCACAGTCCTACGATCCAACATCATTGTCCCCAAGATGAGTACGGACTTTAGGCCGAGCGTATCTGCAATGGCCTCTGCCTGTTTAAGCAGTTGTTTCTCAATGGTCTTGACTTGTTCAGTTGCACCCTTGCCATCGAATTCTTCAATATCGTCAATGTCTGTCATTCTGGACTCCCTTAGATCTGAGCTAATAATTTGTCGAACATCATTTCTACCATAGGAACACTTGTGCATCTACAGGCAATTTCCATCCCCGGATGCTTCTGTGGTGCTCTGGCATCCCTAGTGACATCCACACCATTCACATGCCACTTGGTAGAATCATTCCAAGGACATACCTTGTTCTGCATAATCCAATGGGAAGGGATTGCATTTGGATTCTTTCCCGTAGGGTTGCCACGAACTCTCTCATCCATAGATGTGAGCCAAGTATAGTATTCAATACCAATTTCCTTGTCCTGCATCTCTGTAAGTGATCCGTATAGCTTACCTACCTGATCCCTAGCAATGAGTTTGGCCTTGTATCTGGACAGGTGAGCCAAGTCCCTTTCGATCTGCTCCATGATCGCACCACTATGCATTCCAGTTTTCACACCTTCACGCACAATAGCACCGACCATTGCAATCTGCTTATCACCTAGGGACTTGATTAAAGTCAATTGCTCGTTCTGCCATTGCTTCAATGCTTCTTGTGCCCAAACATCACCCTCTTCCCAAGCATGGCCTATTGTCATGGCATAGAACTTTTGCTGTTGCTTCTTGCTGTAATTCTTCACATCTTCGGCAAAGCCAATCAAGGCCGCACTCATGATAGGTAGATTTCCAGCCAAGAATGCAGTCTGGCTCTGTTGCAACTCAGCAGAGAAGATGCTGTATATCCCCTCTTCCTCATCTACATCAGTCCTTACTTCCAATGATTCAAGGGAATCCATTAGAAGTACCTTGGCCTTATCTCTTGCTGAGTGTGCCAAGGACTTCACTGGGAGCATGAATACTGTGTACAGCCACTTCTCATAATCCCTTTCCTGTGCGGAAGGGTATAGACGCACCTTACCAGAAGTCTTAGGGCGTTTAGGAGTTTTTCCATTCTCCTTCTGCGCCTTTAGGACTTTTAGGTATTCTTGCTCGAATTTAGTTAATTGAATCATATATGTAATATACGAAAAGAACTACTTCTTTCGCGCTTTATTTGGCAGAGGTGCGGGTGCGGCAACTGGAGTCTTGCGGGAAGACTTGCCAGTACCGATCTGTGCAGGAACTTGCTGTGGTAATCCGGGTGCTTTGCTACCAGTCTCACTAATGTCCTCAAGCGAAGAATTGAACGAGTAGGAACCAGAGAAGCGCATTTGCCGCACCTCGTCCTGTGACAACACACCAGTTTCGATATAGATCTGATCCGCAGCAGCTTGTCGAGCAAGCATTTCCACCAACTGTAGCTGTGATGGTTCCCATACTGGCAGGAAGTCCACACTAATGTCCTCTTCCTTGAGAGGAGAACCAATGGACTCATTGATATAGGAGATCAGCTTGAGAAGATTGGGTTGCACCTCAAAAATCTGCAATGCCTTCACCATATCATAGTAGTTGCGGGAATCTTCCTCACCTGTGGCATTCTGCCCAGCCGCACCCCTACCAAACAAGCGGGATACAGGGATGCCACTAATACCAGAAAGCATCATGAACAGGCGGTCAATGATCTCTGGCAACCCTGTGAACTGCAAAGTGTTGCGGGTAAAGGATTCATCCTTGCCCAAGATCACCGCTTTCAGCACACTCTTGCTCATTGCCATGATTGACAGACGCTCATACAATGCCTGAGTATCATTCTCCATGAGGATCTGCTCAAGATTGGACAGGGTATAGGTTCCAATGCTGAATTCCTGTGTGAGAACCGGAATCACCGCATTGGTAGCACCCAAAGAAGTCAGGGAATCCCAACATGGTTGCAAACAGGACATTCCCCAGAACGCTTCATCTTGCCCAGAGGTGTATGTGGTATCTGGGAACTGTAGTCCGTGGAACACCAAGCACCGAGAAGCATGGACACGGAAATCACCACCATCTTTCTTTAGGATAGTGAAATACTCGTAGGTTTCGAAGTAGGGACTGCTTGGGTCATTGACATAATCCAGTGCATTCAGGCGAACACGGGTGCTAGGGTACACGCGCAGGGCTTTCAGCTTACCCCTGCCACCTAGTTCGAGTTGCTTGTCCATTGCCCCACTGTTCTCAAAGATCATCAGGACAATGGAGCCAGAGAATAGCCGTGCCCAACGTAGGGCATTGCCAATGATCTGCTGTACTCCTAACTTCTGCTGGGCAGCATGGAGTTTGCCATCCTTGTCATTGGGGATCTCCCAGCCATTGCGGATTGCATCATCAGCCACAATGTTCACAATGCGGTTGGCAATACCCTCTCCCTTGTAGAGTTCCACCAGATCACCCTCTGTCAGGGTTTTGGATGTGGCTACTTCCATATTAGCCATCTTGTCCACGTTGGTAATGCCAATGCCAGAAATGATGTTCTTCCATCCATCCAGCTTCATAATCATATCGTTCAGTTCCATCTTATCTCCAAGAGGTGTATGTCATTAATATGGGTACAAATGGTAGTGGGGGGTTTGTTGGGTGTGCACTTGTACTGGTTGGTTGTTGTGTTGTATGCGGTGTGTGTCATTAATATGGGTACAAATGGTGTATGGTGTGTGGTGGTGATTATAGCTTGTATAGTGCTCTCCATCCACTATTAGCAGGGTCAGAAGTAAAGAATCCCATCTTTAGTAATGAGGCCATAGAGTCAGGACAATCATCTGGTTCCTGCTTCTCTCTATAATCAAGCACTTGGGAAATATAAGCACTGGTAGGATCGCCATTCGCCTTAGACCCACAAATGTCATTGCACCACACTATATCCTTCCAGTAGCGTAGGCCATAGGAAGTGATCTTGATGTGCTTATCCATCTTCTCATGGTATTCAATAACACGAATGGGGCGTACCTCATCAGGATTGGATATGTTCTGCCCTAATAGCTTTGCAGTATAACCCTTATCTGGGTTCGTTTCCACAAAGATCTTGGTACACCTGTAATACCGCATCAATTCCCTAATGCGGGGCACTTCCTTTTCAATGTGATCCGTGAACATCCAGCCAATAGCCTGTATCTTGCCATCCTTGCGCCTTGCCATGATGGTGAAGCCACAAGTATGCGTACCGCTGAACTTGGCATCCACATGGGCGAATATGCTCTGGTATGGTATGGAGGAATCCCAAGTACCATAAGTAGGATCTCTAAAGATAGCGTCCTCATCTGCCATGTGGCGCAATTCGTAGTTTGCTGCGAATTGGGATGGGGTAGTGGTAGCTCTCTTAGCAGCAATATCTTCTGCTGTCAGTAGATTAGTATCCCAGTACGCATAGCGCAATGGTTCGGGAATGATCTTATCCCCATTCTCATTCTTCATTTCCCAAGCGTCATCGTGATGCCAAGGCGTACCGATAAAGTGTACACTCTTACCGGGATCAATAATGTTGGTCATTATTTCCATCACACTGATCTTGGTTTTCTCCCTCTTCGCCCTAGAAGTACGATCATTGATGGAGATAATATCATCACACAGGATTCTATCATAATGGGAGCCAGTAGGTATGGAGTCAATGCCATAGCTATCAATGCTACCCTCTTTGGTCACATTGGTCTTGAAGTTGAAAACAACCTGTCCTTCCTTATTGGTGGACAGTTTGGCTTCCTTACCGTGGATGATACGGAAAACTTCTTGGATCGGTTCCAGCATAGCTAACTTTGCTATTGCCTTTAGCGTTTCGCTGGAAACCGTCCAAGTTTCACGTAGGAGTGCAATACGGTCATTGGGATGGAACAACAGCCACCAGAGAATGCCGATCTCCGTACAGCACGTTGTCTTGTAGGAACCGCGATGCGCCATCAACGCTGTGTGTACGCCCGGTTTCTGCCCCCATACGTATTTCATCCACTCGCCATGTAAGTCAGTGAGTTTCGTCTTGCCAGCCAAATGTCCCATGAGATGTGGCTTGCCCAGCAACAACTCAATGAGACGATCTCTGCCAATATTCAGAGCCATGACGTATTACCCCTTGGTGAACTCTACGTCAATGGCGTTGTCAATCTGTTTCTTCTGAGCACCAGTCATGGCTTTCTCAAACACGGAAGCAAA